GACCTTTATAATTCAAGAGAATTAAAAGACGTAATCTCTAAAATGCAGCCGGAGCATTTACGAGATGAATTGCTATCCGAAGTAATGTTAGTAGTATGTAATCTTCCAGAAGAGAGATTATTCCAAATGAATAATGATGGGTATCTCAAATTCTATGTTATTCGCACCATTTTAAACATGATTAAGTCCAATGATAGTACATTCCATAATAAATTTAGAAAAGTTTATGAGGAAGTACCTAATATTGTAGAAACTCCAAGTGATTTTGAGATAATGGAGGCAAAGTTTGAAAAGGTGGAGGAATTTCACGATAAACTACCATTCTACGAGAACAACCTACTTAAATACTATTTAAAATATAATTGCAAGGCTAAAAAGTTAAGCAACGATACTGGCATACCGGTACGAAGTATTTATGAAACCATTTCTAAAATCAAAAGAAAAGCCAAAATGAGCGACTTATTTAACGAGAAAATCAAATTCACTATTGAATGCGAAATAGATGTTCCTAAAGAATGGGACATTGACCAGATACTTGATGAGCTGGATAAGGTATTCAAAAAAGTACAAGAAAATAAAGAAAACAAATTTACTCCAATATGCTACAAAATATCATAGCAACTTTGATTGTAATGGTGGTATGGTTTGAAATCTACCAAGTTCCAAGCTGGAATAAGTATTTAAAAAAGAAGCCATTTGGTTGCGAGTACTGCTTACCAGTATATGCTTATTTAATAATTTCACTTTTGCCTATTTATATTAAAGAGATTATTATAGGTGCATTCCTTTCGGTAATCTTATTTCAATTAATCATTAAATTTATAAGAAAATGACACAAGAAGAATTAGATTTTTTATTTGTTACCCAATTAGACAACTCAATCAGCATTCAATATGAAGTATTGAGAAACCTAACTCAACCAGTATTTGAGCAGTATAAAGCAATCCATAACAAGTATATCTATGAAAGCAATGATAGGAACAACTGTGGAAGTTGCGTTTTTGAACTTGTAAACCGAGTATATAAATATGCCAATAAATATAAAGAAAGCCTTAAAATCGCTCAACAACCGAGTGAAGCACCTAATCAAGACAGTGCGAATGGTAAGAAATCTAAAAAGAAAGTAGATACCAATATATAAAATGACTAAAACAGAGGGTAAACTCTTTAAATAAACAAAAATGATAAAACTAACTACGATCAAATCAAATCCGAACAATCCACGAGTAATCCGTGATGAAAAATTTAAAAAACTTGTTAAAAGCATAGAGGAATTCCCTAAAATGATGGCTCTGCGACCAATGGTTGTAAATGAGGATATGGTTGTTTTAGGTGGGAATATGCGTTTAAAGGCTTTAAAAGAGTTAGGCTATAAAGAAGTACCTAATGATTGGGTGAAGTCAGCTAAAGACCTTACAGATGATGAAATAAGAAGATTTATTATTGCAGATAATGTAGGATTTGGGGAACATGATTGGGAAATGTTAGCTAACGAATGGGATGTAGAGGAATTGACTGATTGGGGTTTAGATATACCTAATTTTAATACTGCAGATATTGATTATTCTATATTAGATGATGAAAGTATAGATAGTCAGCTGGATGATATGGCTGACGGAGTTAAAAAAGCTATACAAATAGAATTTGAGGCTGAACATTACGAAGAGGCTTATGAATTAGTTAAATTCTGGAGAGAACAGAAATTATATATAGGTGGGTTTTTAATGGAAAAATTAAAAGATGAAAAAGCAAAACTATGATTTGTTTTATCCCTTCAAAATCCAGGCCGGCTACAAAAACATATAAGCTATTTGAGGATGTCGGCATAAAAGTATATCATTTTATAGAGCCACAAGAAATTGAAAGCTATAATGTACCTAACAAAATTAATATAGAAAAAAATGACCAGGGGATTGGATATGTTAGGAATTATATGTTAAATTTTGCAAGATCTAATAATATGGATTGGGTTATTATTTGCGATGATGACGTAACTTCTTTCGGGATATATAATGGCAAAACAGTTAAAAAAACTGCTGCTATATGGCTTGAAATATATGAAAAAGTTAAGTCTCTGCCATTTGAATTGATTGGAATTAATTATACTCAACACGCTTGGCATGAAAAAACAAAATACTCAATAAATAAAAAGTTTGCTGAAGTTTGTATAATGCTGAATATTGGTAAAATTAAATGGAATTATAGAGAGCAATTTAATATGAAAGAAGATAGAGATTTTGCTTTACAAACTATTAAATTTGGGAATGGTATTTTGAGATTTAATCATTATTGGTTTAGCTGCCCAGACGTAGGGAGTAACGCTGGTGGGTTGCAAAATCAATATCGTGCAAAAAAAGATGAAGAAACTGCAAAAAAAATGTGTATTGAATGGGCACCTTTCGTAACTTTAAATAAAAAAGGAGATAGGGTTGATATGAAAACAGATATAAAAGCATTATCTTCATTTTATAAAAAAACTATTAAATAATGAAAAGGATAGATTTAAATTTAATACAACACAATAGAAAAATAGGTGATATATGTGAATATATAGAACCAAATATAATTGAAGATAGTATATTTTATGCAGATAATGAGCCTATTGGGTTTTATATGTCTAAAATGCCAGAAAAAATGTGTAAACTCGCCGATTTGGCTAATGCAGAATTTAGAAGTAAAAATGTTCCTAAATCTAAAATGAATAGAGGAACAGAAAAGCAAGCTAAAGAAAAAGGGCAAGAATGGGTATCTCAATTTAGTACTATTATAGGAAGTTGTGCACCTAAACCACATATGAAAAGAGCTTACGCTAATTATTCCAGTGTTCATAGTGTAAAATCAGCACAAACATTTATAAAAGCAATGTTATTATTGGCTAAAGAAAGCGAATTACTAATTAAAGAAATATTGCCAAACCAATATGAAAAACAAATAGAATTATTTAAAGACGTTGCAGATAAATGGAAATTTGGAAATTTATTTACAAGTTCAATTTCAAACTATAATATATCAGCCCCTTTTCATAGAGACGCTGCTAATATAGTAGGTGCAGTTAATGTTATTATTTGCAAAAAACATAATTCTAAAGGTGGTGATTTACACATACCGGATCATAATGCTACGATAGGACAAAAAGATAATTCTATACTGGTTTACCCAGCTTGGAGGAATTTACATGCAGTTACTCCGATAATCCCAACTTTTGAGGGTGGGTATAGAAATTCGCTTGTATTTTATCCTATCAAAGCATTTAAAGGTTTAGAATAATGTGTAAAGGCACTTGCAAAATATGTACAATGAAGAAACACGTTAAATTATATCTTGATTTTTTTGAATACACAACTGCAGATTTTATTCCTTGTGAGGTTTGTGGCACTAAAGCAGTAGATATTCATCATATAGATTGCAGAGGTATGGGTGGAACAAAAAAAGAAGATACAATTGAAAATATCCAGGCTTTATGTAGAATTTGCCATATAAAATACGGTGATAAGAAGAATTATAAGGACTTTTTACAAGACATTCACGATAAAACAATAAAATATAAAAATAATTAACAAAAAATGTTTGTTATTTGGAAAATAAGTTTTATTTTTGCTTAAACTAAAAACTATGAACATGAAATTATTTACAGAAACTATCCCAGCAGAAATCGCTTATTGTGAAGCCAAAGGCATTTCTAAAGTATTTTTGGCATACGCTTACGATTGCTCAAATGAAACAATTAATGAATTAGGCTTTAATCCAAATTCTGGATATGTCTATTTAGCTTTAGAAAATGGAATTTGCATATGCTCAAGTATGGGTAATAATGTAGAATATTTAGTAACTAATTTCAATACTGGTGAAGAAACATTTTATGATAATTATATAGACGCTTGTAATCACGAAGAAACAATAGAAGAATAATGGAACAATCACCAGTCGAATTTTTACAATCATTCATGGAGCAAAATAGATACTTCATAGGTAATGATTTACTAATAGCATTCATAAAAGCTCAACAAATCCACGAGCATCAAGTTAAAACTGCCTATATTGAGAGTAATAGCTACCAATCTGCAGAGCAATACTTTAACGAAAAGTTTAATAGATAATTAAGAAACAAA